GACGAAGTATTTAATCCACCTCAAATTGCAAACATCACTGATCTTGGAACAGGGACCAGGGACCTGACACAAGAAGGTCTAGGTTCTTTAAGAGCAACTGCAGATGATACAGTATTCGGTTTAAAAGATTACGACACTTCAGGAATGTCAGATGTTCAGCAAAAAGTAATTCAATTAGAAGAAAAACTTGGTAGATTAAATCCAGACTCACCAACTTTTAAAAAAAGAGCAGATGAAATTATAGATGAGCTTGCAAGATTAAAAGGTGACGATATAGACTTACCACCTCCAGGTTCACGTGGTGGAGCAGATGATATTGCA